TTTGAGTTGGGCAGATACAAGTAAATTATTAACAGCTATAAAAGATGTATTTTTTGATGTAACTTATCCAGATCCACAAACAGGAAAATTTGAAACAAAACGAATGTATGTAGGTGATAGAACTGTACCAGTATTAATATTAAATGATGATGGTAGTATCGAATGGGGAAACTTATCTGCAGATTTTGTAGAACAGTAGGTGATTAAATGTATTTAGTTAATAACTTTTATTTATAAGCTTTAAAAAAAGATGATATAAGAGTAAAAGCAAGAATAGAAACTAATGATAGTGATACTACAATTAATAATGATGATATAAGTTCTATTAAATATAATCTAAGTATAAATGATAATGAAAAGTTTAGCATTGGTGGTGTTTATGGAGCTACAGTAACACTCAATTTGTTAAATTATGAAGGCAAATTTGATAATTATAAATTTGATAATAAAGAATTTTATTTAAGTTTGAGATTGGATATTGATGAGATATATACTGTTGAAAAATTTCATGCAGAATTAGTAAAAAATATAAATGCTTTAAAAATTAAATATATGACGTCTCTTTGGATCCCTCAAGGTAAGTTTTATCCAACAAAAGTAACCAAAAATGAAGATAGAACAATTACAATAGAATTAATTGATAAAACAAAATATTTGGATGATGAGTATATATGTGATTTACAAGCACCTTTTACTTTAAAACAATTATATGATGATGTGCATAGTAAAGCACAAATTATATCTGATACAGCAACTTTTTATAACCAAGACAAGATAATCGAAACAGTTCCAGAAGGATATACATATAAGCAAATACTTGGTTATATTGCTGAATGTGCTTGTGGTTTTTATATAATAAATCGTTTAGGAAATGGAGAATTAAGAAGTTATGGTACAGATAGTGTAAAAAGTATTTCTAAAGGTGAATATAAAAAATTCTTACCACAAGAGACATATATAACAATTCAAAAAGTTAAATATAATGGACAAACTATAGGGGCAAATAAAGGATATATATTGGAATTAGATGAAAAAAATCCTTTTATAAATGACGAAATAGCACAGAATATATTAGTAAAAATGCAAGGATTTACATATATAGCATATACATATGAATCAACTGTAGCTGATATAGCCATGGATGTTGGCGATAAATTTGATATTACGAATACAAATTCAGTAAAGTATTTAACATATAATTCATGGGAGTTTAGTGGAGCAATAACACAAAATTGGGAAGCTAAAGGAGAAAATGAATTAAGTAATACATATAGTAGTAGCAAAGGTCCAATAAGTCAACAATTAGATAATATTATAAAAGAGCAGATTCCTGGAATAAAAGAAGAAGCAATAGAAGAGGCAACAAAGTTATTAACAGATTTTAATGGTGGTTATGTAATAAAAAAAGATGGAGAATTATTTATATCAGATAACGAAGATTTAGATAAAGCTCAACATATCTGGAGATGGAATATAAATGGTCTAGGTTATTCTAGTACTGGTATAGATGGACCATATGGATTAGCAATAACTATGAATGGACAAATAGTTGCTGATTTTATTGCAACAGGGACAATGTCTGCTGAACGAATTAATGGTGGAACGCTAAAACTTGGTGGTAATAATAATACTAATGGTTCAATTCAAGTATTAGATGCAAGTGGTAAAGAATTGGTCACAATTAGTAAGGATGGATTGATTTTAAACAATGGCACGAAACTTATTGGCAATGGTGGAGTGCTATCAAATCTACAATTTGGAAGTATTGGTTATAGTGAAATAAATGGATATACACGACGTGCAGGTGAATATGATGCTTTAGGTTTTTATTATTCAGATATAACTGGATTTGTAGAAAAAGATAGATATAGTGTTTATATAGATTGCAGTTTGCCAAATAATTTTATTGTTTCTAGTGCTTATTTAACAATAAAACATATTAGTCAATCTGTTTCAACCGGAGAAGGATCTTTTATCGGTTGTGGATATGCAAGAAGAATAAAAGCATCTATAAGTGATATGGAAGGACAAGCTTTCTTACAAACGTTTATTGATTCAGATTTTTATCCAACTCTAAACGGAATAAATTATACTGATATGCAAAATGTTTTTAATACATCCGATAATACATATACACCATCGGTTCCAAGTCAAAACAATATGAAATTAGATACAGTAGTATCAAATGATATAGGTTCATTATTATCTAGTAAATGTAGGATTAAACTTACAAGTGCTAATAATGAGCCAAATTCTGCACAAGATGCAGAACTAAATACAGGATATATAAGTGCACAACTTAATGTATATGGATATTTACAATAAAGGAGAAAAAATATGAGTAGTTATACAGATTATTTAAATCTATTTAAATGGGATCCTCAAACTGATGCTGACGAAGAATTTGATATAGAAAAGGCTTTAAATGAAAATTGGGACAAAATTGATAAAAAGTTAAAAGATTATATTACAAATATGGATAAAACAATTGGTGATTTTCAAACATCAATAACACAGCAAATTGAAAATTTTGAAACTTCTATAAATCAAACAGTACAAAATTTAGCAGATAGTATAAGTAGTACGCAAGCTTTTCATCGTTATAAATTAATAATTGATGAAACTACTGAAAATGGGGCAGAAGTAATATTGCCATGCAATTATAAAGTTGGAGCAGAAGTCCTGGATGTTTATTTAAATGGTGAAAGACTTGTGAAAGCAGATTCTGCAGATACAGAAGGTCATTATTATGAAGTTGGAGAAAAAGATTCTATATCTAATAAAATAAAAATAACTGCTGATTGGAAGCTTGAAGATGAAGATTTACTTGATTTGTCTGTTAGGGGGGAATACGATGATTCCGAGTAATAAACAAAATATAAAAATAATTAGTATTGTAACAGAAGCAGAAATACCACAAAATACAAACTATGAAGTTCCAGAATATGTGTTAGGCAATAATTCTATAGAAATCTATTTTGAAGGGTGTAAGCTTATTAAAGATATAAATTATATAGAAGCAGATACAACACATATTCAATTTAAAGATTGGAATGTACCTGTTGAAAGTAATTTAGAAATAATAATATCAAAAAAAGCATAGGAGGATATGATGGGAGCACCAGAAATATTTAATTTACAAAAACAAATTTATTCTACAGACGAAATAAAAACCAATAAGGTTTGGGTAGATGGAAAAACTATTTATAGAAAAGTTTTAAATATAACTACTTTCAATAATCTAAATGATGGTTGGTATGACAACATAGATATGTCTTTTGTTGATAATATGATATCTGTTAGTGGTTTTATTAAGCAAAATACAGTTACATTTCCAATTAATGCATATCATTCTGGTAGTTGGTATAATTGCTTTTACTTAAATGCTGGTGAAAAGAAAATACATGGCATAGTAAGTCAGGAATTACAAAATAAACCAGCAATGTTAATTTTAGAATATACAAAAATAACAGACTAAGAAAGGAAGATATGATATGGAAAAAGCTGTAACGCTTGGTGCTGTACACACACACACACACACACACACACACACAAGTAGTTTTAAATAACAAGAAAATAGGAGGTGAGTTCTAATGAGCG